GACTGGCCGGCAAACCGGGTACGCGATCTGTTGCCCTGGAAAGTTGATCTGAGCTCTCAGTAAATATCAATACGGTTCTGACGAGTCGCTTACCTTTAATCTGACGGCCGCGTTCCTTTTTTGACTCAATTATTGACCCCTTCTCTACGCAACTTCAGTTCCCACCACCAACTTTGCGGCAGTTTCATAGGATGAATGTCTAAAAGAATAATGGTGAGCGATAAGAAAACGACTGAATAACTGCACATTTTCGCTCGAAAGCTTCCTGTCAGATCCATAGGAATCAAGTGCTGAATGTCACAGTATCGAACAGAAAACAGTGACGATCTAACCCTTCAAGAATATTCTACGATTGTTCTGTTTAGGAAAAGCAAGGCGGGAAGTCGGGAGATAAGTCATTGATAAAGTGGCGGAGAGAGGGGGATTTGAACCCCCGGTAGAGTTGCCCCTACTCCGGTTTTCGAGACCGATGATACCGAATCGCAAAATCAAAAGGTTATAAATTTTTCTTGGAATAAATGTCTTAAAAACATACACGAAAAATCAATAAACTACGTTGAATTCAATAAGAATATTCCAAGCCTTCTTTGAGTTATTTTTGACCAGTTTGCTGTTTTTCTTTCTCATAAAATATTTCCTGATATCCCTTAACATTACTGATACTCAAGTAGTGAATTTATGAGCAATCCTAATCCATGCATGACGTGTGGTGCCTGTTGTGCATTTTTCGCGTCTCTTTTTACTGGGCTGAAGCAGATGATGCTGGCGAAAGGTTTATCAGAAAACCGTAGCGCCTTCTTGCATACGACGTGTCCGCAGTTTTATATAATCCCGACCAGAAACCTCTTATAAAAAGTCGATACACAAATATCATGGATAATCACCACCTTCTGACGAAGAATATCTGATGAAATTAATCGCCCCTCTCCTGAGACCATTGCGCTGGGGTAAATTTGTAACTACGTGTGTACAGTGAGGTGTCGTATAGCACGCCGTCAGGAAATGCAAGGTGCTCCCGATATCCCCGACTACAAGTCAGCAAACAAAGTGATTGGCTGGCAATCCACATCACAGAAATGGACAATGCTACTTTATAATCGAGCTTGGTAGCCACCTTGATGGTCACTTTTAAAAAAAAGCGTTTACACAAAATGATAAGCAGGCTCACAGGACCTCCCTCTAATCATCCACATTGTAAAGCTCCTTTGTTGTAAGTAAGATCCGGCACCCTAATAATATCAAAAGGATCAAAATCATCACTGCATCCTTCCACAAGACATTTCATTGCTCGTAGATCACCATATAGCTCTGAAGAGTGATGCGGACATAACAGACCATAAACTTTACATTTAGAACCTTCTTTACCTTGTCTACTTTCCTCAATTTTTACTTTCAATGAATACAGAAAAAAAAGCTCCCTGATATAACCATCCCTGTCATCTATCGTCATCCCCTCCCTCAGTGCTCCGACAACCTCATCAGTATTTTCATTTCTCACCTCAAATACACTATTTCTCTTATCCATCAGCCCACTTACAAAAGCACTTAGCTCTTGATAAATTTCCTCAAGCTCATTACTATTTCTGGCATTTGAGTATATAGAGATCATAACATCAAGTTTATCTTGTAATTCAGGAGTAAGAAAATGATTATGATTAAGTTCACTTACTGATTCCGGAGTCGAAGGGTTACCTCTTCCTGATACATACATCCATGAATAAAGATTTGCTGAAGAGCCACTTGTTGGTAACATATCAAAACCCCCTTAACAAATAAATATTATAAAAAATATGGCTGTATAAAAATATTATACCTTACTTAATACCACACTAATAAGATCTTGCTTTCCTCCATGATAAGATTGCATGATTTCATGTCTACTCCATGAAATATCAGAAACATTATAAGATGATATATCTATTGGATTAAATTCATTTCTCACACGATCATATAAAACATTTGTTTCTGTTGTATCAACAAAAAGAATTCCTTTTTTTCCAGTCTCTCAAACATATCATAAATAGCATGCTCAGCCTGTGCTGGCAAGGACGAAATATTTAAAAGCGATTCTCCATTTATTTTATCCATTCTAATACCAATAATATCTCTATTATCGCCATATATTTTCTCTGCACTCCCGGCACCATAATACTGGTTGAAACAACGAACTTCGCTTGTCACCTCTTCATGGCTTTGAGATATAGTAAACATCTTCAACACTTTTGTTGTATTTTCCATATCTTCATACACGACAGCATTACCACCTTTACCAATAACGTTACCTAGCACGGGTGATTTGTTGTTGCTAAGCCTCAGCAACGCTGACTGAGTATAATCCGCTGGCGGTAACTCCGGCTGCGCATAATCCACTGGAGGTAAATCAGGTCTGTTCGAACGAACAGATCCTCTTTCTATAGTCGTGCTCACTGTCGATGAATTCAGCATAGCCTCAATTTTTCTGGTGATCTCTCCCTTAGGCCATCCCAGTCTATACAGCATATTAGTAAAACATCCACTATGACTCTCTCTTGTCACGCAAAACCTATTATCACTTAAAACAACGCGATATGTTCTGTTGCTAACCTTTACTTGCGCCCCATTATCAGAGTGAGCGGCAGCATCCCTTACAGAGGGATAAAACACGATTATCAGGCAAAGTCAGGTTTCTGGTTAAAGAATTCCATGAACACCCCAAATTTACAGAAGATGGTGATAGCATACATTTCAACCTTCAAAATGAATCAATCTTTACTTTCTTAACAAACATCACCATGACATGACAACAAAAAACTGGAAATTAACTATTGTTTTTGAGTATCTGGCAACTCATTCATCCTTCCAGCATCCCGTCAGACGAACGTTTACGAACTATAAATCAGGTATTACTGGCCCTCGAAATCTGGAGATACTGACGTATCAACACGGTTCAGTAACACCCGATACCTCTTCCAGACTGTCAACAACGATGTCTCTTCATCCGTTGCGATCTGCAGCATCCTGAATATGAATGCCATAGCTTACGGCATCACGAAAAGTTTATGAGCGGCTCAAAGCATCAAGTATAGTGTTGCCGATCATATCGACTGTATGCTGATCGATAAGCCTGCTACGGCTGTCATGGACGGCGCGTATTACACTTTCGTATACGTTGCTTAAATCTGCTGCGGAAAGTGGTATTCGCTTACCTATATCCAAAACGTAATCCGCATAGGCATTTTCAGCACGATTAGGAGCAATGGGAGCAGAGTATCCTGCCGGGGCGGAAAAGTTGAAGTTGGACTGTAATGAGGGAATTTTCATGTTTATATCTAATACCCTGCAAATCATTTATTACAACAAAATAAACTATATCAAATTCCTTTACCATGAACTGCATGTATACTGACTTGTGTTCATGATTATATTAGGGTGGTTAAACTCAATAAAGTCACAAAAATGATTATAATTATGCAATGGTGTAAAATTAAAATATTTCTTAACTCCTTTCCCCAAACCATCATAATATGGATGAGCATCTACTTTACTATGCATAAAAGAAGGTCCCTCAAGTAGAGCAGGATGATTACTACGGTTAACAATTATTGCACTATTTTCAATATTTACACTATCATTACGACGATCCACATGCATTGAAATTCCATCAGGAGCATATATTGTACCAAGCTTACCTGTAAGTATCATATCCATATCAAGATAGATACACCCCTCCCCGAATGAAATACCGTGATTCTTTGTATTATATGTGCACCTGAATATCTCTCCTGCTTTTAATAAGGCTAAATTTCTGAAGAAATCAAACCATGCATGATTTCTTTTCTTTGCATACATAGAAATCAAAGAATCCTGCGCCTTTGAAATTTCCCTCAGCTCTTTCTCTAACAGATTCAACAAGTATTCATCTCTTTTGTCTTCAGTTCGTAACCTTTGTTCACATATAATATCATGATAAATATCTGATAGTTTTCTGTCATACATACTGAAGTCAACATCTTCCCGATAGATTATCATTACATTTTCAAAATCTCGTTCCAATTTTGAAAAAGCAGTCTTTTGGTTGACTGAAAAATCGCCATCAACAAAAATACCTATCATACGATCACTCTCTATCCTTGCCGCATTTGTGACATTATCTAAATAGGGATGCTGCTTAGTATTAACTATTGGAACCTCATCTTTCTTATATCGTTCAGGATTAGGTTCAAACCACTGAAAAAGAATAGGCGTTTTTTCATCAATGACCTTTAACTCATATTCCTTTCCTGCAAAAGAAACCGTTTGACAGGGTGAACTCTGCACTATATTTACTGAGTTATGGAAAGTTGTCCTTATCGGTGAAAGCATTCGTCGTCCTGTTTATCCATATTTTCTTCACAACTAACTCTTTAATCTATTAATTATATTGGCATACTCAACCACAAAACCTCCAGCAGTTTTGCCATCTTTGCTTTCCTAACAAACATCCACCGGACATGACAACAAAAACCGGAGCCGGACTCCGGTTTTGTGAAGCTGTCGGCTATTTCATTCCGCCAATATTTTCCCACGTCCCGTCAGCACGCAGGATTTGCAGCGGTCTTACCACGCACTGTATCTGCTTTTTATCCGCATCCAGTATCACCACCTGCGTGATTACCCTGGCCTGCTCCGGAATAATGCCATTCTCATCTGACTCCAGGATGTCTGCCGGCCCCAGTCGCAGTTGTACTGTAAGCGACTGCCCGTGTTCACGGCCATCATGCTTTCCGCAACCGCACAGACGCTGCATAAGTTTTTTTAGTATGTTCATGTCATTCTCCTGTTCTGCCTGTATCACTGCCCACTTCATCCAGCCCCTTAACATCCTGCCACGGCCCGTCACCAAACCTGACCTGCAAATGCTGAAAAAAACCCTGAACCCGTGTGGCATCTTTGGGGTCAAGAAAGGTCAGTCCGGTGATGAGTGCGCCATCTGTATCCGGGAACCAGCCATGGCTGTTTGTCTCAATAATGTTTCCCGGCCCCAGACGGAACCGTATTTGCGTCTCCCCCGGGTCGCCCTTCGGCCCCTGAGGTCCGGTTGCCCCCACCGGGCCAGCCGCACCTGTTTCTCCTTTCGGTCCCTGTGGGCCTGCCGGGCCTGCCGCACCGGTATCTCCCTTTGGACCCTGTGGACCTGCATTTCCCGTCAGACCGGTCTCTCCCCGCTCTCCCNCTGCCGCAGATATTCCCGTGGCGAGCGATAACCCAGCGCACTATGCGGATGCCATTCGTTATAATGCTCGAACGCCTCTGCAAGGTTCTTTGCTGCCGTTAACCCGTCTGGTTTGGGCATGATACTGATGTAGTCACGCTTTATCGTTTTCACGAAGCTCTCTGCTATTCCGTTACTCTCCGGACTCCGCACCGCCGTGTTCTTCGGTTCAAGTCCCAACATCCGGGCGAACTGGCGTGTTTCATTAGCCCGGTAGCATGAACCATTATCCGTCAGCCACTCCACTGGAGACGACGGAAGATCGTTGCCGAAGCGGCGTTCCACCGCTCCCAGCATGACGTCCTGTACTGTTTCACTGTTGAAGCCGCCGGTAGTCACCGCCCAGTGCAGTGCCTCACGATCACAGCAGTCCAGCGCGAACGTGACACGCAGTCTCTCTCCGTTATCACAGCAGAACTCGAACCCGTCAGAGCACCATCGCTGATTGCTTTCTTTCACGGCCACTCTGCCTGTATGTGCCCGTTTCGATGGCGGTACAGTAGGTTTTCGCTCAAGCAACAGCGCATTCTGGCGCATGATCCGGTAAACACGTTTGGCATTGATCGCAGGCATACCATCAAGTTCTGCCTGTCTGCGAAGCAGCGCCCATACCCGACGATAACCATACGTGGGCAGCTCTCCGATAACATGGTGTATACGGAGAAGCACATCCGTATCATCAGTGTGACGACTGCGGCGGCCATCCATCCAGTCATCGGTTCGTCTGAGAATGACGTACAACTGCGCACGCGACACCCGGAGACAACGGCTGACTAAGCTTACTCCCCATCCCCGGGCAATAAGGGCGCGTGCGCTATCCACTTTTTTGCCCGTCCATATTCAACGGCTTCTTTGAGGAGTTCATTTTCCATCGTTTTCTTGCCGAGCAGGCGCTGGAGTTCTTTAATCTGCTTCATGGCGGCAGCAAGTTCAGAGGCAGGAACAACCTGTTCTCCGGCGGCGACAGCAGTAAGACTTCCTTCCTGGTATTGCTTACGCCAGAGAAATAACTGGCTGGCTGCTACACCATGTTGCCGGGCAACGAGGGAGACCGTCATCCCCGGTTCAAAGCTCTGCTGAACAATTGCGATCTTTTCCTGTGTGGTACGCCGTCTGCGTTTCTCCGGCCCTAAGACATCAATCATCTGTTCTCCAATGACTAGTCTAAAAACTAGTATTAAGACTATCACTTATTTAAGTGATACTGGTTGTCTGGAGATTCAGGGGGCCAGTCTACTTGCTTTCTTTCTGACTTGTGAAGAATAACTCGCGTATCATATTTTTATCACCACAGGAAGCTTTTCACTCTCCGAATGCCTGTGGTGTTTTCATATAAACTATCGAAAGTCAATATTATTTCATTTAAAATATTTTAACTATCTTTTATAATGAAGTTTCCCTTTGAGGCGTCAAAAATACAATCTTCAGACTTTACAATCATTGATGCTGTTATTGGCTCCCTACTTAATGGATGATGCCCCCCATCATTAATTATACGAGAGAGAGCATTTTCATCATATAAACTACACACAGAGGATTCCTCGGAGTTTCTAAGAAAAACACCACGCTCTGGAATTGCCAATGTAATCGGACACTGCAATGCCTCCGGTATACAGGATATATCCTCAGGAGAAACCGAAAAAGCACTTGAAGATAATCGAGTCGCTAACGATCCAAGATCGCCCTCATTACCATTCATCATGGTTTGCATTGTTTGTATCATATATCTGTCGAATACATCAAGAAATGAGCTTCCTCCATTCAACCGACTCTCAATAACGTCAGCCAGACTGAGAACATCATCCAAAGCAGTATTATTAAGACCTGAATACAGCTCCCCCTGAACAGGATTAACAATAAAAGCGTCCATAGCACTCTGATAACGAACAGAAAGCTGCCTGTCTCCTATTATAATATTCCCTGTATCATTCGCTCTGGCTGCGTTTTGCAAAACTTCAACATCTTGTATTGACAATTGATTCTCGGACGACAAATAAAATGTAAATGGCATAACAAAACTCCCTGTTTTAATTTGAACTCCAGACTTAAATAGCTGTAACACACTTCTGTATTATATGTCAACACAAAAACCGGAGCCGGACTCCGGTTTTTGTGAAGCTGTCGGCTATTTCATTCCGCCAATATTTTCCCACCTCCCGTCAGCACGCAGGATTTGCAGCGGTCTTACCACGCACTGTATCTGCTTTTTATCCGCATCCAGTATCACCACCTGCGTGATTACCCTGTCCTGCTCCGGGATAATGCCATTCTCATCGGACTCCAGAATGTCTGCCGGTCCCAGTCGCAGCTGTGCTGTAAGTAACTCCCCGTTTTCACGGTCATCATGCTTTCCGCAACCGCACAGACGCTGCATAAGTTTTTTTAGTACGTTCATGTCATTCTCCTGTTCTGCCTGTATCACTGCCCACTTCATCCAGCCCCTTAACATCCTGCCACGGCCCGTCACCAAACCTGACCTGCAAATGCTGAAACAGCCCCTGAACCTGTGTGGCATCTTTGGGGTCAAGAAAGGTCAGTCCGGTGATGAGTGCGCCATCTGTATCCGGGAACCAGCCATGGCTGTTTGTCTCAATAATGTTTCCCGGCCCCAGACGGAACCGTATTTGCGTCTCCCCCGGGTCGCCCTTCGGCCCCTGAGGTCCGGTTGCCCCCACCGGGCCAGCCGCACCTGTTTCTCCTTTCGGTCCCTGTGGGCCTGCCGGGCCTGCCGCACCGGTATCTCCCTTTGGACCCTGTGGACCTGCATTTCCCGTCAGACCGGTCTCTCCCCGCTCTCCCCTGTCGCCTTTCGGCCCCTGCGGGCCTGCCGGACCAGCATCACCTGCCGGCCCCCGTTCACCGGTTGCCCCTGCCGGGCCGGTGTCGCCACGCTCTCCTTTATCTCCCTTCGGCCCCTGAGGACCCGCGGGCCCCTGTTCCCCCTTTGGCCCGGGAGGCCCCACCACGGTCGGGATTCGGTTTACGGCTTCTTCCGCCGCTATCCTGCTTTGTTCCGCTGACTGTGCGCTTTCTGCTGACTCCCGGGCTTTTTCTGTTGCGGTCGTTGCATCCCTGGCTGCATTACCGGCTGCACTTTCTGCCGTCTTTTTTGACAACTCAGCATCTGCTGCACTTTGTAATGACTCACTGGCTTTTTGAGCGGCCTCAGAGGCCGAGGACGAGGACGCCTCCTCTGACTGCTTTGCAGCGGCTGCACTTTCTGCCGCCTGCCGGGCTGACTCCGATGCATCCCCTGCTGAAGTGTCAGCATTTGCAGCGTTCTCTTCTGCCTGACTGGCTGATATGCCGGCATTCCTCGCTGATGTCTCCGCCTCTCCGGCATTCTTCTTCGCCTCCTCTGCGTTACGCGCCGCTTCTTCCACCATCAGTTCAAAACGACGCAGTGCCTCCGGCCGGACGTCATCCTCCGACATGGCACCGAGAAAATCATTCAGCGTACCGGGTTGAGAATCTTCATACACTGTGATTGTTCCGGCATGTGATGGCGGGAATCCTTCCACCAACAGAATGACGCTGTACTGACCGTACTCAACGTCCATGCTGTAACGACCGGCTTCATCCGGATTTTCAGAGGCCACCGTGTTCACCACCACCGTGCTGCTGGTCCGTCTGGCTTTCAGTTGAATGGTGCAGTTCTCTACCGGTTTTCCTGTACCGTCTTTCAGTACACCTGAAATCTTTACTGCCATATTCACCCCACAAAAAAGCCCGCCTGAATCGGCTGGCTGTCATAACACTGTGTTACCTGGCTAATCAGAATTTATAGCCAACACCCACGATGAACCCGTCAGTGCGCCAGTCGCCACTGCCGGAACCTTCATAAGCAAGGTCAATAACCACCGTCTCTACGGGACTGAACTGAATCCCGGCATTCCAGGCC